GGCCAGATCGGCGGCTCGACCCAGGCGACCGTCCGGATCCGCTACGTCGCCGGCCTCCGCGGCAACTGGCGGCTTCGGTGGGTGAGCCGTGGCGACCGGCTCCTCTACATCTCCGCGGTCGTCGAGAAGGGCGCCCGCGAGGAATACGAGTTGACGGTCGAGGAGCAAGCCACATGATCGCGCTCTCGTGGAATTCTGCGTTTGAACCGAACAGCTACGACGCCGACAAGCACATCGGCGCGCTAATGGGGCGATTCAAGGCACTGCCGCGGCACATCGCGAAGAAACACCTAAAGGCGACCATGCGGCGGGCGATGAAACCCGGAATTCCGATCCTGAGACGGAACACGCCAAAGCGCAAGAAAACACTCCGAGCATCTGCGATCACGCGAGACAGCGGGGGGCGTTTCACCAAGGGGTCCGGGAAGATCAAGAACATCGCCGGCGCCCTACGGAAGGCTGCCACTGTTCGCGTCGGCCAGACCGGCAACAGTTCCGACTACGGGTCGTTCGTCTGGGGAGTCTTGGGGTACAAGGCCGGATTCGAGAGCCGGAAGGCGATTTGGCTGGAGTTCGGTACCGCCAGCGGCGCAAGAGCGTTCCGGATGATGGAAAAGACGTACCGCGAGATGGGGCCGGTGACTGCCGCAACGCTGCGAAAAGGCATGACCGAGGCCCTCGAAAAGGCCACGGCCGAATTGGCTTCCAAGCGAAACCCTGGCGGCGCCCCCGGCTTCCGACGCAAGAGGTGACCATGCCACTCCCCACGAACTACGCCGAGGGCTGGCTGCGCGACGCGATCGAGGACGCGGCCGGGTGCCCTGCCTACCCGCTGGCCGTCCCGGAGGGCGTCCTGCCGCCGTTCGTGATGTACGGCCAGGCGGGGCAGGAAGACCTCCAGACGCTCGACGAGGGATTCGGATCCTCGACCCTGGTCCAGGGGACGTTTTCCGTGTCGATCTGCGCCGACGGTTACCTCCAGGCGAAGCAGCTCGCCCGGGGGATCCGGGCCGCGCTCCGAAACTTTACCGGCCTCGTCGGCGACTTGAAGATTCACGAGTCGGCGATCACCGGCCAGCAGGACGGCGACGCGGTGTTCCTCGAAGGCCGCGACGTTCCGACCTACATCGTCGAACAGACCTACGCGATCACCTGGGAGGAGTAGACCATGCCCGATCCCGTGACCTGGATCAGCTCGCAGGGGACGACGTTTTCGTTCGCCGGCGCGACCTTCAAGTGCATCGACATCAGCCAGGAGGGCTCGGCCCCGAGCCGCGAGCGGGTCGACCTCTCGACGCTCGACCTCGCCGACGGGGCCGAGAAGGTCTACGCGAATGCCCCGCTCAAGGAGCCGGCCGATCCGAAGAAGGTGACGATCCAGTTCCGCTGCCACGGCACGGCCACGCCCCCGACCGAGGGCGCCGAAGGCACGCTCACCACGACCGGCGGCAGCGGCACCTACCGCTGCACCGCGTCGAGCATCAGCCGGAAGGTCGGCGCGTTCGTCGAGGGCTCGGCCACGTTCGAGCAGGTCCTCTCCTGATCGGGGGAGCCGATGCCCCTGCCCCCCAGTTCCCATCCGTGCATCGTCACCTTCGCCGGCGTCCAGATCGGCGCGCTCACCGGGTTTGACTCGGAGGCCGCAGCCGGTCAACTCCAGGACGTCACTCACGGTGACAGCCAGGTGGTCGGCTACGGAATGGCCTCGCGGGTTCTCAAGGAATGGGACTGTACCTCGATCGAATCGGCGACGGCCGCCTTCCAGTTCTGGGGGCCGCCGTCGTTCTCGCTCCAGGACGTCGGGATGCGCGGGCTGCTCACGTTTTCGGTCCCCGGCAAAACCTACTCCGGAGAGGCGATCCTCACCCGCTGGAGTCACTCCGGCAGGAAGGGAGAGTTCTCGACGGGGTCCTGCTCCTTCCAGCTCACGGGAACCTGACATGACGACGATCACGACGTTCGACGATCTCCTCGCGCTCGGTGCCACCGGCGCCCCGATGCCCTACTTCTGCCGCGCGTGGAAGCGGACGGTCCTCATCAAGGATCCGACGGCCGAAGACCTCGACGTCTGGCGGATGTATTGCAACCGGAACAAGGCGGCCGACGCCCCGTTCTCCGCGCGGCTCCTCCAGATCATGCTCGTGAACGACAGGGGCGAGGCGATCATTCCGCCCGGCGACGAGGGCCTCGACGCTGTGGCGATGATGCCGGCGGCCGGCGTGGCCGAGGTGGCCGAGGCGGCCATGAAACTGATGAACGGGCCGACCGAGGAAGAGGTCGAGGAACTCGAAAAAAACTCCGACGCCAGCCGCTCGAGCTGATGCTCTACCGGCTGGCCCTGGAATGCAACGTTTGGAATGTCGAGGAGGAACTCAAACCAAGGATCACGCGGTCACAACTGGCGAGGTGGGCGGCCTACTACCGGGTCGAGCCGTGGGGCAACCCGTGGCGGCGAGCCGGGCGGGCGACCGCCCTGATCCGGGCGGCGCTCGGGTGCCGGTATGACCGCGGCGACGAGGAGCGGTTCCTGCCCAGTTATCGCGAGGGTGACGAGAGCAGGCCGGCGGTGCCCCTCACGGACGAGGAGATCGCGGAGAAGTTAGCCCGGCTCCCCGGGCTCAAGAAGGCAGGGACGTCATGGCGGACATCGGCAAGGTACGCGCAGTATTCACGGCCTCGACGGGCGGTCTCGTCTCGGGCGTGAATCAAGCCGTGACCAGCATGGCCAAGATGGAGGCCGCTGTCGGCAGCCTCCGGAGCGGCATGACCTCGCTCGTCGCGATCCAGGGGGCCCAGCTCTTCGGGTCGATAGCCGGGGCTGTCTCCCGCGGCGTGTCTTCGATGGTCTCCTACGGGCAGGCCCAGGCCGAGGTGATCGACCAGCAGAGCAAACTCGCGGCGAGGCTCGGCATGACCCTCGGGGAATTCTCCGGCCTCGCCCTCGCCGGCGACCTGGCAGGCGTCGGCATGGACACGATCGCGAAGGCCGCGACGAAGGCCGACATCGCGTTCGTGAAGGCCTCGCAGGGATCGAAGGTGGCCCAGGCCGCTTTCTCCGGGCTCGGCCTGTCCGTGGACCAGCTCGGGGGCCTGTCGGCCTCGGAGCGGTTCGACGCGATCGCCGCGGCAATCGCCAAGCTCCCGACCGAGGCCCAGCGGGCGGCCGCGGCCGTCCAGATCTTCGGCAAGTCGGGCGTCGAGCTGCTTCCCCTGTTCTCTCAGGGGGCCGAGGGGATCGCCCAGGCCCGCGAGCAGGCCGAGCGGCTCGGGCTCACCCTGACGAATGCCCAGGGGCAGGACGTCGAGGCGATGAACGACGCGTTCACGATGGCAGGCAAGGCGATCGAGGGCGTCGTGAACCAGGTCGTCGCCTACCTGTCCCCAGCCGTGAAGGAGGTCGCCGACACGTTCACGAACCTGGTCGGCTCGATGGGCGGCGCGAACCTCGGCCAGGCGATCGGCGACGGGATCCTTCAAGGGGCGCGGTTCCTCGCCGGGATCGGCGACTATCTGATCTCCAACCTGTCGAGCGTCTGGGAGTACGTCTCCCAGGTGGGCGGGCAGTGGGGATCCGTGGCCGACGCGATGAATCGGATCGCCGGCTTCCTGTCGGGCGTGTTCAACGCCGCGGAGGCCGGGCTCGGTGTTGTCGTCCTCGGGTTCGGGGCGGTCGTCGAGGGGATCGCGCGGCTCCTCCGGGCCGGCGGGCGGTTCCTCGGTCTCGACACTTCCGGGCTCGACGCCTACGTCGAAGGGGCGAAGGCATTCAACGCGGAGATCACGAAGGGCATCGACCAGAACGTCGCCGACTCGAAGGCCGGATTCGAGCGGGCGTTCGGCGAGTCGGCCGCCCCCGTCGGGGCCGCCGTCGCCGGCCCGCTGACGGCGGCCATCGACGGGGTGATCGCCCGGGCCGAGCAGTCGGCCGCCCAGGTGGACACGGCCTCGAGGGCGACGCCCCCGGCGGCGGCCCCGGCGGCAGAGCTGCGGAACGATCAGGCCCTGCGGGGCATCGACTCGCGATCGCAGGAGGGCATCGCGGAGATGTTCCGGCTGATGCGCGGCGGCGGCGAGGACGTCCAGGAGAAGCAGCTCTCCGTCCTCGAGCAGATCCGCGACCTCCATGTCGCGGCCGCCGCCGACGACGAGTACCCGTTCGGTCTGGAGGGTGGCTGATGGCTGTCGTGAAGGCGGACTGGCTCCCCTCCGGGGGACTCTCCGGGAAGCTCGGCGAATCCTACCGGCCGACCGAGAGGTGGCGGGTCCGCGTCGACAACCCGCGGACCTCGAAGATCGTCATCGCCAACTCCACCGGCCAGGGCTACGGCCTGCCGCACTGGGACTTCCCCGCGTGCAAGGCGATGGAGTTCGACGTCAGCCTGGCCGACGACGTCGGGATGCTCTGGATCGTGACCGTCCAGTTCTACGTCCCGCCGAACGGGAAGAAGATCAACGCCACGACCGGGATCCCCGAGGACTTCTGGCAGGCCGCCGGCGGCACGACGAGCGTGCCGGCGTTCCGCGATCGAAACGGTGCGTTGATCGTCAACTCGGCCGGAGACCCGATCGAGGGCCTGTCCCGCGAACGCGAGGAGCGCGGCTGGACGCTGACGAAGTTCTACGCGGCCGATACCTGGATGGCGGACAGGGACACCTACTCCGGGAGCGTGAACTCCGACGTCTGGGACGGCGAGGCCGCGGGCAAATGGAAGGTCTCGTTGAAGTCGGCCGACGAGCGGCAGTCGCAGAAGCTCGACGAGGGCGACGAGGAAGGCGAGGTCAAGAAGTACGTCGAGACGAAATGGGAGTTCCGGTTCGATCCCGACGGCTGGCAGCTCAAGCCGTGGGATCTCGGATTCCAGGAGAAGGCTGACGCCAACGGCAACGCGTCGACGAGCGGCACCAACCGGCGGACGATCACCGGCAAGGACGGGAAGGCCGTCAAGCAACCGGTCGCGCTGGCGAACGGTGTCGCGAAGGCGGCCGGCCAGGCCCCCGACGCGCTGACGTTCAACGTCTACCCGGCGACGGCCTACGGTGCGAAGTTCGGCACGCCGTCGATCGTCCCTGTCCCGCCGGGGCCCTGACGCATGGACCGCAAGGTGCGCCTCACGGAATCCGCCGCCCGCCGCGTCGCCGCGGCGACGCTGGCCTATGAGCGCAGCGGGCGCGATCAGCCGCCGATCCATTTCCGGCAACCAGGCGACGACGGCGGCGAGCCGATCCGGCTCGGAAAGACGACCGCCGTCTGGAACAAGGGCTCGACCGCCACGATCCAACTCTGGGAGGGCGGGACGCCCGGCTCGGAGACCCAAAGCGGAGAACTGGCGGGAGTGGTCAACCGGTTCGCGACGGTCCAGTCGGGCCGCTGGGTCGCGGTGGCCCGCGGCCCGCTGAATGCCTGGTACCTGATCTCGGCGGAGTGCTGACGAATGGTCCTGCTGCCCTGCTCGTCCTGCTGCTGCAAGATCCCGGCGCCGCCCGACGAGATCGAGGTCGAGATCTCCAGCAGCACATCGCATTTCGGCACCGTGACGCTCGGCCGCTACGCCTCGGCCGGGTGCGAAGGCCCGGTCGCCGAAGCGTCGATGTCGGTCCTCTTCACGGCCCCCGTCGGGGTGTTCACGCTGACCCGGGCCGGAGGGGCCGGCGGGGCCGGCGTTTACGGTTACGCCGAGGACTACGGCTCGGCCGGCACCGTTCACCAGATTCTCGCGAACGTTGGGTCGGACCTCTCCGATGTCTCGCTCCAGGTCTCGCTCGTGCGACGCGTGTGGGTTCTCGGCGGGACGCCCGCCACGCGAGCGTCGCTCGAGCCTCTGACCTGGGGGGAGGGCCGGCTCGGCGAATCCTTTACCGGGCTGTCGCGAGACTCTCCGTCGTTCAACGCCGGCGGCATTCCCGACACGTTCAGCCTGGCGAAGGCGACGATCAACGGCTTCCCGCAACTGATCGTTCGGGACGCGACGGCGTCCCCTTCCTGCCGAACGATCGAGATCAGGCAGCAAGACAGCGACACTTTCAACGGGCGATTGTGCGGCGCGGCTGGCTGCGCGGCGCCGTTCGATGCGAGGATCGACGTCAACCTGCTCGCCGGGCTCGTGGATTTCCCCCGACTGGGAGCGTACACGGCGACCAACTGGGCTGTCTCTGGATGCCCCGTGGCCGGCACCGCCTACCAGCGGGGCGTCCTGTCGTCTACGGGGGTCATGTCGCCCTGGCCTCCGGCTTCTGCGGCGGCCCAAACGATGGAGGTCACGTTCCGCGTGTCGCGGATCACGCTGATCTATGGCGGGCAACCGTCCGCGCCTCAGTTCGAGCCGCGAGGGACTTCCCGCTGCACCCTGCCCGCCAACTATGACGTCGCAAACTGCCCATGAATTGCAAGTTCGACAACCTCCGCTGTATCCGCTGCGGCGCGACCGCGCGGTCGCCGGCCGCGCGGCGCAACTGTGACGCCGCCCCGCGGCCGGGCCTCGGCGATCACCTGGAGCGGGTCCTCTCGGCGGTCGGGGTCACGAAGGAACGCGCGGACGCCGTCGCGGTCGCCGTCGGCTTCGACGGCTGCGGCTGCGATGAGCGGCAAGAGGCCCTCAACGAGGCTGGGCTAAAGATCGGGATCGGGCACTGACCGTGAGGGGCAAACGATGCCACGGCTGGAAACGAGCCTCGACGAGACCGACGACGACGACACGCCGGACGGCATCGGCGACGACATCCACTGGCTGAGAAAACCAAAGGCAAAGGAGGGCCGAGAGAATGGCAGGCGATCCGATGACAGCGGTCGTAAAACGGCTCGTGGCCGAGAATCCAAACCACTCCGCGCGCGGGCTGGCAAGGCTACTCGTCGCCGAAAGTAGGGGCGCTCTCGGCCTCGAGGCGGCGAGGACTCGCATTCGGGCGCAGTTCGGCCAGAGCGGCCGCAAGAACGACAAGAAATACGCCACGGCCCCGCGGCCGGCCCGCCAGCCTGGACACCGGTTCGCGATGCCGCCGTCGAAGGTCGAGCCGTGGACAACGCACGACCTGGGCGTCGTCGGGAAGGTCGGGATCCTCTCTGACATTCACGTTCCCTATCACGATCCGGTCGCGCTCGAGGCCGCGGTCGATCACCTGGGCGAGACCGGGATCGACGCGCTCGTCCTGAATGGCGACATCGCGGACTTCTACACGATCAGCCGCTGGATCAAGGATCCGAGAAAGCGCGACCTCCCCGGCGAGCTGGCGCAGATCCGCGAAATGCTCGGCTGGCTGCGGCAGTCGTTCCAAAAGATCCCGATCGTATTCAAGACCGGGAACCACGAGGAGCGCTGGAAACACTGGCTCTGGCAACACGCCCCCGAGGTCTCGGCCGAGCCGGAGATGGGCCTCGGTGCCTGGCTCCACATCGAGCGGCACGGGATGACACTCGTCGAGGACAAGCGGCCGATCATGCTCGGGAAACTGCCGGTCCTCCACGGTCACGAGAAGGGGAAAGGGATCAGCTCGCCGGTCAACCAGGCCCGCGGTGCATTCCTCCGGCTCCATCACACGGTCCTCGAGGGGCACGGCCACCGGACCAGCGCACACTGCGAGCCCGACATGTGGGGGAGCGAGGTCTTCTGTTGGAGTACCGGCTGCCTCTGCGATCTCCGGCCGGAATACTCGCGTTTCTCGAAATACAACCACGGGTTCGCGGTGGTCACGGTTCACGCCGACCAGCAGTTCGACGTCGAGAACCTGCGGATCACGGCCGGCGGGAGGGTCCGCTCCTCGTGACCGGGTACATCCTCACCGACGCGGACCTCGACGAGGCCGAGCGGCTGGCCCGGCGGTTCCAAGGGGCCTGGACTGGCACCTCGGGGACGTTAGCGTCCTGGCTGTTTCACGCCGTGACCACGATCAGAAGGGAGCGAAGGATGAAGGACCCGAATCACCCGGGCTACGGGGCCGAGCCGCTGACGAAGGCGGAGGAACTGCTCGACACGGCGACGCGGACGGTGCGCCAGCGGCGATCGACCTACGGCCCGCCGGCGGAACACTTCGCGAAGACCGTCGCGGCCGTGAATGCGATCTTCGGGCACAAACTGCTCGCGCCGCTGACGATCGCCGACTGGGCGCAGATCATGATCCTAGACAAGCTCGCCCGGCACCAGGGCAAGGCGAAATCCTCCGACACGCCGGTCGACCTCGCGGGATACGCGGCATGTCTGGCCGAAGTCGAGGCCATACCGTGAGCCCATTCCTGATCGCCGTCACGGGCGTGATCTACATCGTCGTCGCGGCCGACCTCGTCTACCACGGGAAGACGGGCCTCGCGATCGCCTACCTGGGCTACGCGTTCGCGAACGCGGGGCTCTACCTGGCGGCCCGCTGACTGGAGTCGTGCCTTGATTCTGCTCTACGCCCTCTCCGCGTGGCTCGCCGCCGACTTCGCGGCGGGCGTCGTTCACTGGTGGGAGGACCGATACGGCGACCCGGCGTGGCCGATCCTGGGCACGCATGTCGTCGCGCCGAACATCCGGCACCACTCCGAGCCCCGGGCGTTCCTCGCCGGCGACTACTGGCGGCGCAACTGGACGACGATCTTGCCCGCTGCCGCGGTCGCGATCGTCGCCCTGGCGGCTGGGCAGAACTGGCTCGCCCTGGCGGCGGCGTTCGCGACCCAGGCGAACGAGGTTCACGGCTGGGCGCACCAGAGATGCTCACGCCCAATACGGGGGCTCCAGTTGATCGGCCTGCTGTCGTCGCCAGACGGGCACGCCGCCCATCATCAATCGCCGTTCGCTACGAATTTTTGCGTGATGTCGGACTGGCTCAACCCGCTGCTTGCGGTGGTGGGGTTCTGGCCTCGGCTCGAGCAATTCGTGGGGCTGGCGGGCGTGCATCCGCGCAGGGAGCGGGAGACCGCGTGACCGGCCGTCGGGCGAGGGCCTCGACGAGCAGCTCGCGGGGAGCCGGGGTCGCCCGGCCGATGATCGCCTGGCTCCCGTAGTGGCGGTCGAAGACGGCCCGGGTGTTCCCGAGATGGAGATGACCGGCGCCGCCCCTCTGGACCTCGACGTCGGTCCCCGAGCCCCGGCGGATGAATTTCCAGGTCCCCGCCCGGATCCCGGCCTTCTTGACGAGCCGGCGAACCTGGGCGAGGAATGTCTCGTGGCTGGCCGGCCACGGGCAGACGATCGCCCTGGGGCAGGCCGCCAGGCTGGCCCGCAGGGCCTCCATCGTCCCCGGCGCGAGGCGGAACACGGCCGGCCGGCCGGTTTTGCTCTGGACGACCGAGGCCGTCCCGTCGGGCCGGATCGCGGCGACCGGCAGGGCAACCAGGTCTCCCCATCGGAGGCCCGAATCCCAGGCGACACGGATCGCCAGGTCGAACCAGGCCGACCGCCGGAGGCCGCAGGGGTGGCGGCGGGGGAGCCGGGCCGCGGCCTCGAGGAGCTGCTCGACCTCCGACCGCTCCCAGGCCTCGACGGGGGCGACCGGGACCCGGGCGGCCCGGACCCGGCGGGTCGGGGGATCACAGAATCCGTCCTCGGCGGCCGCCCGCCAGAGGGCGAGGATCTGGTTCCGTTTGCTCCGGACCGTCGACGCGGCGACCTGGCCGGAGTAGTCGCGGAGGAATTCCGAGACGCTCCGCTCGTCGAGCTGCTCGAGCGGCACGGCGGCGCCGGCCCATCTCTCGAAGGCGTCGGCGGCGATCTGATACTGGCGGAGAGTCTCGGGGCGAACGTCCCGAAGGAGCCCGTATTCGCGGGCATACTCCCCGAGCGTGGCAGGACCGGACCGACGGAACATTCGGCACCCCGTGCCCCCCTCGTTCGGCCGCCTGCCGGAGGGGGAAAAAATCGCGGAGCATCCATACCGCCGGCGACCGCGTCAAACACCCCGCAGGACCGGAACGGCCGGCATTCTGCGACTGGTTTCGGTTCCGTAGAGCATCGGTCTACGGAACCGAAGGTTGAAGGTTCGAGCCCTTCCGGGTGTATTCGGTCTGCGGTGAACACTACGCATCGGCGCGGCTGAAAGCAAAGCCGCGCCGCTGTTGATTCACCGGGCGGCCGAGATAACCTCGGAGGCCATGAAGATGCCATTCAAGCCGAAGCCCGGTAAGACCTACATCAACACCCGAGAGGCCGCCGCGATCTTCGGGTGCAGCATGGGGCGGATCCGGCAACTCGCCCTCGCCGGGGATCTGTGGTGCGGTCACCTTCACGACCGAGCCCTCGTCTACGACAAGGACCAGGTCGAGAAAAAGGCGAAACTGATCCCGACGACCGGCCGCCCCAGGAAGGGCCGACGCTCCGCCTGACCACGCTTCAAGTCTGTGCCGCACACCGGCCGATGTTGGTTCTAACCACAACTCAACAAGGCAGGAGGCCGCGATGAGAAAGCGAACCTGGGATCGGCTACTGACGGCCCTCGCCCTGATTCGGTTCGGGCAGGAACTGGGGTCGGAATCCCCGCTCGCGAAGACGGTGTTTTCCCTGGCAGAAATGGCCGGGAAACTCGCGGTGATTTTCCCTGTTGACAGGTTCTAACCACATCACTACAACACGCCGCGGAAGTTCTAACCACAAGCACAAAAGAGAGGATGAGCATGGACGCTCAACGAATGCCCGGGGACGCGGAAGCCGACGCCGCCTGTCGCGTGATGCAGGACCTCTACGGCCGGCACCTGCGGCTCGGCGATCTCGTCTGGTGGCGGCTCGACGAATGGCCCGCCGGGCGGACCGCGTCGTCGGTCGTCTGCGGGAGGCGCGACGGCCGGCTGATCGTCGACTACGCCGGCGAGCTGGTGGAGATCGAGCCCGACCAGATCATGCCCTTCTGAGGAGAGGCAAGGATGCCAATCACCAGCAGACGACCGTCCCGCCAGGACACCGCGCTCCACCGGTCCTTGCACCAGATCGGACACTCGGCCACGCGGCGGGGCCGGCAGTCATTCCACCTGGCCCGGGCGGCGTGGGCGCCGCTGCGGCGGCTCGACGAGTTGCTCCGTGAGATCGACGCCCGCGGCGGCATGGGCCTGGCGGCCGGCCTGCTGATGCGGGCCAGGACGGCCCGCGACGAGGGCTGGCCCTACCTCTGTGACGAAACGGGAGAGGTCTGGAAATGACAGGGATCATCGGGCTCTGGCTGATCGCAACGACGCTCGTCTGGTTCGTGGGCGTGGCGTCGGTGGTCGTTCTGGGCCTCGGGAACATGGAAGGCGACCGCCGCAACGGATGCAGCGGTCGAGGATGCCGGCGGGATGCCGGCTGGCAGGGAAGCGACACCACGCCGCGGCGGGCGGAGCCCGCCCGCGGCTTTTCACCTGGATGGAGGGAGTGACGATGGCAGGATTCAAGAAAGCAACGAAGGCGGCCGCGAAACTGCGGGCGGCCTTCTTCGGGCCGAGCGGCGCCGGGAAGACGTTCTCGGCCCTGCGGGTGGGGACGGGCCTCGGCGGCCCGATCGCCGTGATCGACACGGAACGCGGCTCCGCGTCGAAGTATTCGGACCGGTTCGACTTCGACGTCCTCGAGCTGCGGGACCTCACGATCGAGGGCTACGTCGCCGCGATCCACGAGGCGGGAGAGGCCGGGTACGCGGTCCTCGTGATCGACTCGCTCTCCCACGGCTGGCAAAGCCTGTGCGAGGAGGTCGAGAAGCTCGCGAAGGCGAAGTACCGGGGGAACACATGGTCGGCCTGGTCGGAGGGGACGCCGCTCCAGCGGAAGCTCGTCGCCGCGATCCTCGGGTTCCCCGGGCACGTTATCGGGACCATGCGGTCGAAAACCGAGTGGACGACCGTCGACGACGGGCGGGGCAAGAAGACCCCGCAGCGGGTCGGCCTGGCTCCCGAGCAGGGGAAGGGCGTCGAGTACGAATTCGACCTCCTGGTCGAGATCTCGACGGACCACATCGCGAACGTGATCAAGGACCGGACCGGGAAGTTCCAGGACAAGCTCCTGGAGAAGCCGGGCGAGGACTTCGGGCGGCAGCTCGCCGCCTGGCTGGCCGACGGGACTCCGACGCCGTTGGCCCCGCCGGCGGCCCAGCCGGTGAAGGCGCCGGCGACCAAACCGACGCGGGCCTCCGGGGCCGATCTGGTCGAGATCGTCCGGAAGCACATCGCCGCGGCCGCCACGGTGAAGGATTTAGGGAAGGTCGTCGACGGGATCGACAAGGCCCTATCCGAAGGGCGGCTTTCCGATGACGACTGGTCGCAGTTGACCGACGAGGCAAACGCCCGGCACGAGGAGATCGAACCCACTACCCAGGAGACCGTCACCGATGGCTGATGCTTTTGACATGCTGGACGAGGGGACCGACGACTTCGAGCGGGATGTCCGGGCCGAGCGGGAGACGATCGGCGAGGGTCACCACGCCTTCACGATCAAGGCGGCCGAGATCGCGGACGGGCGGCTCTCCGTCACGCTCGTCCACGACGACGCCCGCTACTACTGGGTCAAGGCGAACCCGCCGACGACCGCGAAGTCGTTCGCGACGATCGCCGGCTCGCTCGCGAGGGTCCTCGGGATGACCGGCGGCCAGCTCCGCGACGCGATCCTGGCCGGCGGCGACGGCGTCGTCGGCCGGCGAGTCGCGGCGAGGATCTGGCACGGCACCGGCACGAAGGGCGGGCTATTCGCGAACGTGGGCGAGTTCCACCAGGCGGCCGAGCCGGCGGCAGCGAAGCCGGCAGCGAAGCCGGCCGCCAGGACCGCCACGAAGAAGGCCGACGCCGTCTCGCGGCCGCCGGAAGACGACATTCCATTTTGACCAGGAGACACGGCCCGCTCCCGGGCCGGAAGGGGCTGCCTATCTCGGCCCCAGGGAGAGCGCAGCCGGCGGTCGCGAAGTAACACCGGCAGCAGACACCCGGGAGCGGCCTGACTCACCGAGACCCGGATCCGCCGGCCGCCCCACGACACGGGGCACGAACACACGGAGGAGCCATGAAAAATCAGTTGGTGACGCTTACATGGATGGAGCAGATGTTCGCCGCCTACGTCGGGTCGCTCCGCAGGATCAAGGCGATCAACGAACGGCTCTCGGAGCCGTACTCGACGCCGAAAGGAGATCTCTGGGGGAACGACATCGAGTCATCCGGCGCGGAGATGGCGGTCGCCAAGGCTCTCGGCCTCTACTGGACCGCGGCCCGCGGGATCGACGCCGCAGGCGACGTATCGGGCCTCGAGGTCCGGTCGACGAAGTACCCGACTGGTCGCCTGATCGTCCACAAGGCCGACAAGGACGACGCGCCATTCGTCCTCGTCAGGGGAGTTTTCCCGACATACGAGATCGTTGGCTGGATCACCGGTCGGGACGCGAAGGCGGAGGCCTACTGGTTCGCCGGCGACGGCCGGCCGGCCTACTTCGTGCCGGAGGAAGACCTCGCAGATCCCGACGAGCTGAAAGCCTGCGGGACGGCAGGGGCGAGGGTGTGGCAGATCACGGCCGCGTCGCGGTGACGCTGGCCGCGTTTTGTGAGGAAAGGAGTGTTTCGTGGAAATAACGAAAGAGATGCTTTCGCAGTGCCGGAAAGACCTGGCGTTTGGTTTTAGACAGGCCGCCGAGTCGCTCCTGGAGGGCTTGGCTGACTGCCCGCCAGGAGAACGGAGGTCGATCCTGGCGGCAGCTGAGTGGTTCGAGGCCCAGCGCGACTGGCTGGAAAACGAAGACGCGGTGGAGGTCTGACGTATGGCCGGTGAATGGATTCCCTACGATGTCTGTCTCCCCCAGAAGCCGGAGGTCCTCGAGCTGGTCGACCGGACGGGGCTCGCCCCCGACCAGGTCGTCGGCCGGCTCCTGATGCTCTGGGGGTGGGCGGCCCTGAACAGCTCCGACGGGACGGCCCGGATGTCGATCCGGCTCCTGGGGAGGCTCTGCGGGGGCGACGAGGAGTTCTGGAGGGAGGTCGAGGCCGTGGGCTGGCTCGTGATCGACGCGGAGAGCGGAACTGTGGCGATCCCCGGATGGGAGCGTCGGTTCTCGCAAGCCGCGAAATCACGGGCTTTGACCACGGTTCGGCACCAGGTCGACAAGGCGGGGGCGCGTAGCGCCCCCGCTGGGGGCGCTACGCGCCCCCGCTCGGGGCGCATGGCGCCCCCAGCAGGGGCGCCGCGCGCCCTAGAGAGAGGAGATAGAGGAGATAGAAATTCTTCTTCTTCCCCGGGGGATGCTGCGCAGCCGGAGGACGGCGGCCCTGCCGGCCCGCCCGGCTGGGAGACGCTCCGGACGGCCTGGGCGGCCGCCGTGAAGCGGAAACACGGGAAGGCATGGTGCCTGCCGACGGCCCCGGACAAGCTCGCGGACCGGCTGGACGAGCCCGGATGGTTCGAGAAGGCCCTCGCGGCGATCGAGGCCCTGCCCCGCTGCCGCTACTTCGCCGACCCGGTGACGCTGCCGCAGCTCGTCGCCCCCGGCTTCGTGGACAAGGTCCTCGGCGGGCAGTTCGACAACCCGCGGCACGCCAGGCCGGCCGGCAGGCCGGGCGAGGAGCCGCCCCCGGCTCCGCTGTCGACCTGGAGCCCCGGCGAGCTGGCGGCCTTCGAGGCCAGCAAGCGGGCGATCGCGGACAAGATCCGTCAAGGAGGTGCGGCATGACACCCTGCACCGCCCCCCGCTGCGGCGACGCGGCCCGATGGACCGTCGCCGACCGGCAGCTCTGCCGCCGGCACATGCTCGACGCCCTGCTCGCTGGGCGGATCGGCCAGGCTCACGCGGTCCCGCTGGAGGCCGAGGCCCTCGAGGTCGAGCCGGAGCCGGTGGCGCGGCTCACGAACGAGGAGCGGGCGGTGATCGAATCGACGCGCGAAGTCTCTCGGCGATCGTCCGTCGAACAATGCGCGAACGGTGCGAGTCGTGTCGAAAACGATGCGCGCGGGTTCGGGCTGCGCACGTTGCAAATGACGGAATGGCCCGAGGAATGCCGTTGCGGGAACGACGCGGAACGATGCGCGCCGCGGCCGCAGCCCACGCTCACCGATGCGGAGCGGGAGGCGGTGGCCGCGGCGACTGCCAACTACCAGAGGCTTTGCGACGAGTACGGGCCGAGCGAGGAGGACGAGGAAATTCTCGCCGCGCTGCGAGGTCTGCTGGAGCGAACCAAATGACCGACGCGGCCGACGAATCCTTGCCAGACTCAAAGATCCCCTGGTGGGACAACCACTCCGAGGGCACCTACTCCGACGACCCGGAGAACGGATACCCGTATGACGTCGGGACCAAAGTTCAGGAGTAGGCTGAGAACGTGAAGGATCAGGAGCGGCGAGGAGAAGACATGACCACACCGAATGACGCGGCCGAGCCGTCTCTTGCATCCGCTGGTTCTGTGGCGAACGGAGTATAGACATGAGTGATCGCACCCCCGTTGCGTATGCAGTGGTTCGCGTTGGCGAGCGTTTTCACCACCATGAGATATTTCGCTGCGAAGAGGACGCCGATGCTGTTGCGCGAATGCTGATTGCAGACACCAGAGCCGACTGGAGAGTGTGGCCTTTGGTCTACGGCAGGAAGCCAAAGGCGATTCAGTCGCAGGCTGTGCCGATACACCCTCGTATCCAAGATGCGATGGCAAAGGCGATCCGCGAGGCTCGCAAGTAGCCCACAGAACCACATTTATACGGCCCGGTATAACCCGCCCCCTGCCGTATAACGCGACGCAAAATCGACGCCAGGCTGCGGCGTGACGGGGGAAGCCGGCGTTATGCGGGGCCGCCTATCACGCCTCCGCTGCCGCGCTGGACTCGTGGACTGGAACCGATAGCGTCGTCGGTGCATGGATGCACCAGACGAGATCACGGTCGAGATCCCGGGCGACCCGATCCCGCAGCCGCGGGCGCGGGCTACGCGCGGCGGGCACATGTATACGCCCGGGAAGACGATCCGCCCATACAAACAGGCGATCGCGATCCGCGTCGGCCTCGAGGCCAAGCGGCGCCGCTGGAAGGCGAGCGACGGGCCGTTCGAGGTCGTGATCGTGTGCGTGTTCGCGCGGCCGCCTTCGCACTGGACGAAGGCCGGCGACCTGGCGGCCTCGGCCCCGGCGTTCCCGGGCCTGCGGTGCGGCGACTGGGATAACCTGGCGAAGGGCGTCCAGGACGCCGTGACGGCCTGCGGGGGCGTCTGGCACGACGACACCCAGGTGATCGACGGCCGCGCGATCAAGCGCTACGCCGCCCGCGGCGAGCCGGCCCGGACGATCATCCAGATCCGGAGGCTCTGACCGTGTCCAGGGCCCAGAAGGACCTGAAACTCTGGCTGTCTCCCGAACAGGAGCAGCTCGCCCGGCGGCTCCTGGCAGACGGGGTATGCCATCGCGACGTCGCCTCCGCGGTCGGGGTCACCTATCGGCGTCTCCTGACGCGGATCCTGGACCAGCTCGCCGACGCGAAGGTCGGGCAGGGCCGCGGCGGCGGCCGGCCCCGCCGGGGCCTCCGCCTGGTCGACCCGACGCCGGCCGAGATCGCCACGATCTGCCAGGAGATCCAGGCCGGATGGAGCGACCTACACCGCGCGGAATGCTCGCATCCTCTGCACCCAAACTTTTCCGGCGACCGTCTCCCGGAATAACCTCGCGGCATGGCACTGGTCACTTCCCTCCCGGGCCCGCTCTCCGTCGCGTTCCGGCGCGGCGATGAGTTCTCGACGCTGCTCGACTTCTCGTTCGCGACGACCGGATACACGTTCGCGGCGGCGATCTACTCGGTCGTGACCGGGGTCACCGTCGCCACGCCGACGCTCACGGTCGTTTCCCACGCGACCGGCCAGATCAACCTGGCCCTTTCCGAGGTCCAGACCGCCGCCCTGGCGGCCGGCACCTACGGGCTCCGCGTCGAGTGGGTCGCCCCCGGCGACGCGAAGCGGACCGCCACCCAAGGAACCGTCGAGGTCTACCCGTGAGCCCGATCTCCGTCACCGCGAGCGAACAGAACGTCGGGGTATCGGTCTCCGGCGGCCAGGGCCCTGCCGGGGCCCAGGGCGCGGCAGGCGCGACCGGCTCCGCCGGCCCGGCAAACACGCTCGCCGTCGGCACTGTGACGAGCGGCGCGACCGCGGCCGCGACGATCACCGGCGCGGCTCCGAACCAGACGCTGAATCTCACGCTTCCGAAGGGCGACACCGGCGCGGCCGGGGCCACAGGAGCCGCTGGAGCGACGGGGCCGCAAGGCCCGAAGGGCGACACCGGAGACACCGGCCCGCAGGGGCCGCAGGGCCCAGCCGGGGCCGCGGGTGCCACTGGAGCGACCGGCGCCACGGGTGCGGCGGGAGCAACAGGCCCAGCAGGCGCGACCGGCCCGCAGGGCGATCCCGGCGTCGTCTCGGCCACGGCTCCGGTCACCTACGCCGCGCAGACGGTCGGCCTCT